ATTAACAATGAATGTTAAATCAATTTTCGGAACAATAGGTGATACACTAACAGGATTATTTGGTATCTTAACAGGACTTGTAGGCGTAGGTATTATGTCTCAAGTAGTGTTTGGTACTGGATGGATGGGTATTGATGTAGTTGGAAATATTTCTAACTTAGTAAATACTTTTCTAACTGGTGGTGTAACTGGATTACTAACTTTGATTGTTCTATTTTCATTAATAGACACTAAGTAAGTGATTTAATTCACATTAAAGAATGGGGCTATAAATTAGCCCCATTTTTTATAATTATTTTTATGTGGAATCGTATATATACTATATTTATATGTATACCAAGAAGTTAAATAGGAGAAGTTATTATGTCAAAAACAAAAAGTTCTCAAAAAAAGGTTTCACTCCACGAGTTAAATAATCACAACATATCTAATAAAAGACAAGCATTAAAGGACTTAAAGAAATTAAACTTTGATGAATTGATATATAAGAATCCAGCACAAAAAAGATTTTACAATACTATATCTGATAAAGATATAACATTTTGTATAGGTCCAGCTGGCTGTGGTAAAACTTATTTATCAGTACATAGAGCTTTAAGAGAATTAGGAGATAAGGATTCACCAATCGATGGTATCGTTATCGTCAAACCTCTTGTAGAAGCTGCAGGTGAAAAGATAGGATATTTACCAGGTGATGTAGAAGAAAAAACATTACCATTTATGATGTCATTTTATTACAATATGGAACAGATAATAGGTAAACAAAGAATGAATATATTAAAAGAAAGTAATACTATTCAAGTAATGCCAATGGCTTATATGAGAGGTATTACCCTATCTGATAAATTCGTTATATTAGATGAAGCACAAAATGCTACACCTGAACAGATAAAAATGTTTGTGACAAGACTTGGTAGTAATAGTAAATATATTATTACAGGGGACTTAGCACAATCTGATATTAAAAGAGGTAAGAGTGGATTAGAAGATGCTATTAAAAGATTCGCTGGTGTTCACGGAGTAGGTTTAGCGTCATTTAAAGAAAAGGATATTGTAAGACATTCCTTAGTGAGAAGATTACTGAAACGATATAAGGATTCATTTAATATCATTGATGAAGTTTCAGCTGAAAAGACAATATCGATGTGGGTACACGATGAGGGATTAGATGCTCCTTCAGATGGTTCATTAGAAGGTGATTATCATTATCAATTAAAAAAATAAAAAATAAAAAAAAAGCTTGACTTGTATAGGAAAAGCTTCGTATATTGTAACAATATAAAATTAGGAGAAACACTATGAAATGTATGATAAGTGTGGATGGTAAAAATATAGTTAGAGTAAGTGATACTAAAGCTGCAGACTTGTATCACGAAGGCTTTAGATATATTGCAAAATCAATATGGAAAGAAAAAGTTCGTGATATAAACAAATCAGAAGAGACTAAATCTAAAAAGAAAAGTAAGAAGAAAAAGTAATAATGATTTGGAATAAATATGTCTTTATCACTATAATAACTTTCTTATTTACGAATGTTTTAATGTGGTATCAATTAAATGGTCAATTAGTTTGGGACTTTTGGAAATCTTGGAAAGGTATCCTTTGTTCTTTACTTCTAAGTTTACCTGTTACATTAGGGTTAGTCTTTTGTACTAAATGGGGTTACATAGGTCTCGGTAGTCTTTGGGCAGTTAGATTTATGGGATTCGCTACATCGATGATGATTTTTCCTTTTATGACATATTTTTATTTAAATGAGACAATTACAATTAAGACAGCTATAACTTTAATATTATCTATTATAATAATGATATTACAATTAATATAATATTAATATATAATAATATAATATATAATAACTTATATATAATATAATATAACAACTATATAATATAAATAACTAATAAGGAAACAATGAAAAAATTAAATGAAACACAACTAAAAGAAAATTGGGATAAATTAATTAATATAGTCTCAGAAGTATTTTCAGGAGAGCGTAAAGATAAACTTTTAAAAATGTATAAACACTTTGAAGACAGAATGATGTTTTCTCCAGCCTCAGGTACAGCACATTTTCATAATTGTTTCATCGGTGGGTATGTAGAGCATGTGTTACACATCACAAAAATATCAAGAAGATTATTTACTCTGTACCAAGAATTAGAAGCACATATTGATTACACAGAAGAAGAAGTTATTTTTGCTGCTCTTCATCACGACTTAGGTAAGGTTGGAGATTTAGAAAATGATTACTATGTTCCTAATGATTCGAAATGGCACATCGAGAATCAAGGTAAATATTACACACGAGGAAAAGAATTAAACTTTATGACCGTCACAGATAGAGCAATTTATTTATTAAATCATTTTGGTATAACAATGTCAGAGAATGAATATTTAGCTTTAAGATTGACAGATGGTATGTACGAAGAGGCCAACAAAACTTATTTGATGCAATATCTTGATGAGAACAAAGTAAAATCAAATCTATCAATTCTTCTACATCAAGCTGATATGTTAGCTTCAAGAATAGAATATGAGAATTGGAAACATCAAGATAGTAAAGATTCAAAACCTGTACAGGTAAGAGTAGTTAATAAACAAGAACAAAAGAAGGTAGACGGCATGAAAAAAGCATTTGACGAGCTGTTTAGTAAATAAGATATGATAATAGAAATAATTTTAGGAATAGTAGTAATTTTTTTATGTGTGATTGTATTCTATGCATTAAAAAGAATCAATCAATACGAAGAGTTATTAATTGAAATTCAACAGATAATTGTTTTTACTTCTAGTAAATTAAAAGTAATAGATTCGAAAGGTACTTTTGAATCAGATGATGAGATTGGATTCTTTTTTAAAGAAATAACAAAATTACAAAAAATATTAAGTGATATATTTGAAACAGAAACGGAGAAAAAATAATGGGAAGAAAAAAGACAACGAATTATTATTGGACTGATGACACAGAAAGAGGTATCATACGATATAATACTACAGATAGACCATCTGTAAAGAATAAAATATATAACGAACATTTAGTATATCCATTTTTTAAATTAACTGAAAATATAATAAACACATTTAAGTTTAGTTACTTCGATGATGTTTTTCAAGATGTTCAAAATGAATGTATTTCTTTCATAGTTTTAAATATGCATAAATATGACCATACAAAAGGTTCAAAAGCATTTAGTTATTTTTCTGTAGTGATAAAAAATTATTTAATATTAAATAATAATGCTAATTACAAGAAACTAAAAACGCATGCATCTATAGATAATGCTAAAAATCTCCATCAAATTCAAAAAAATGAAGACGCTACTATTTTTATTGAAGAGACAATAGATTATTTTGAAAATAAAATACCACATATGTTTAGTAAGCAGAAAGACAGGGTGATAGCATATGCTATAGTTGACTTAATGAAAGTCAGAGATAGTATAGAAGACTTCAATAAAAAAGCTTTATATATACTCCTTAGAGAAATGACTAATGTAGATACTGCTAAAATAACAAAAGTTTTAAATATTATGCGTAAACATATGAAAGTTTTACAGAATAATTTTTATACTAGAGGTTCATTAGCTAATTTTTCTAAATTAGACAAGTTTTCCTAATTTATATATATTTATTCATATAGGAGATTTAATATGGATAAGAATGAAATATTTGATGGTAAAACTTTTGAAGATTTAACAAAAGATATATACGAAAACCAACAGAATAAAAAATTACAACTTGATTTACTGATTCAAGAAATACATGGTATGATTCAAACGATGGATGATGCTGTCCTTATAACCCCACTCATAAAAGAATTATTTGAAGTTGCTATAAAAAATGATGAACATTTGGTTAAATTAGCTAGTGTTTGGCAAAGAATACTTGGCAAAAATAATAACGATACTGATAGTATGTTGTTATCAGAAACTGAAAAGGAAGATTTAATAAACGCCTTACAAGATGATGTAAATGATATTCAAAGAAAAGCTGAAAAGATAAAAGAAAAAAAAATTAATCAAGCAGGTGAAGCATAATGAGTAATTTTATTTTCCGTAGTGAAGAAGGTTCTGGTAAGGAATACATATTAGATGCACCAGGAGTACAACAAGACTTTTTACAATTTGTACCTGCTGTAGTTAAGTATGTAATTAATGCTGAAGAAAATGCTCCGAATCTTAAAAATAATCCTAATGAAGCTAACGCTATAGTTGTCGAAAAAAATATACTTACTAATGATACTACCGTAGGAGGTTTTGAAACAAAAAAATATTTCCCTTTACTTAGAGGTATTTCTGATAGTGTAGTTATTGATGATTTGGTATTAGTAACAAGGATAGGAGATACTGGATATTATTTAGGACCATTGAATGCAACAGGTGGACCAAGTTCAACAAAAAATAGTCTTGGTAATACAAAAGAAGATGGNGAGATACAATCATCTACTTACCCCCACCGAAAATTTACAAGGTTAGTTAAAAAATTTAAACCAGATTTAGACGACCCAAAACAAAGTGCTCCAAGAATTGACACACCTACAGGTCATACAATACTTCCAGATATTCATACAGATTTAGTACTAGAAGGTAGACATGGTAATAGTATCCGAATTGGTAGTAGAAATATAAATCCAAATGTTTTAATTTCTAATGGTAGAGATAGTTTTCAATCGATAGAAAGTGTAAATGATAGTTCATTATTTGGAATGTTTCATCAAGGTAGTATCGATGAACATTTTAATGCAGAAACACTAGACAACGAAGAATATGTATTTAACTTGGCTGATGAATCTATTGAAGAATCTACACAAACAATAAAAAGTACATTTACATCTCCATTAGGTAGAGGGTTACCAATTGAGGGAGAAATTGATTCAGATATTGATACTACTCTGTATGGGTATGCATCTCCTTTTTCTATTATAAATTCAGATAGAATTATTTTGAACGCTAGAAAGGATAGCATGTTTTTATCTTCCTTTAAACATATACATCTAGGTGCAGGATTAGGTCTAACCTTTTCTACTAGTAAAAATACTTTATTCAATTCTGCAGAAAGAGTAGATATAAATGCCCCCGAAATAAGATTAGGTTCAGCAATAGATGATGAAACACAACCATTAGTTATGGGAGATAATTTAGTTTTAAAACTTACAGAATTATGTAAAAATCTTGACAAGTTGATAACTAATATTACATCTATAACGGTAACAACAACTCAAGGGCCATCTGGTACACCGATAAATGCTGCGGCATTTGATGTTCAAGCATCTGGAATTAGTGAAATAAAAGAAAGTCTAGAAGAAATATTAAGTACAAACAATAGAACGATATAGTGCCTTTAAATCCTAAAATATTAGAAAACGAATTAATTAAACAATCCGAGAGCGCTGCAGCAAATGTAGAAATAACATATGGTGATTTTGTATTAGCTATGGAAAAATATGCTTCCCAAATACAATATCCACCTCCTAATGGTGTATCTGCAGCTGCAAAAATATTAAAAACATTATTGGATGCTATCCCAACTGACCCGCCTCTCCCGATAGCTGTACCGATAATAAAAACAGCTGTACAATTGTTTGCATTAGGTATTATGATTGGTAAGCCAATCAATGGTACACCTGCACCTATAAATCCAACACCCGGTGTTGGAAGTGGAGTGTTTCCAACAATACCACCAGCTGGACAGCCTGCTATAGATTCTATTCTAAGTCAACCTAACGACAGAGAAGTTGTAGCTAAACAATTAGCAAATGCTATACATGCATATATGATAACAGGTCAATATGACGGTCTAGGTTTTGTGGCTGCTAGTACATCGACACCACCATTGCCAATACCTACTCCTGGACCCGTTCCTTGGACTTAAAAAGTTACTAAAAATTTTAAAATTTCATATTTATATATGAATAGGTTTATACACAGGAGTCATAAAATGAAAAAATCAGATTTAAAATTAATTATAAGAAAGATAGTTAGAGAAGAAGTTGCTATGTCAATTCAAGAAGTGATAACTGAATTGAAACAACCATCTCAAACTCAAACAAAATCACAAAATAAAATTGTCAAAGAAAAAAAATATGTAAACAATTCTGTTTTGAATGATGTATTAAACGAGACGGCTAATAGTGATGAATGGAAAACATTAGGTGGGAGTACATATGATTCTTCGAAAATGAATCAAGTATTATCATCACAATATGAAAATGAGGGTAGTAATGTACAACCTAATGTAAATGACCCTATGGCACAATTTTTGAATAAAGATTATAGTCAAGTTTTAAAAAAGGTAGAAGAGAAAACAAAACAGACTAGGAATGTATAGAGAAGATAAATGGCATTTAGACAAAATTATACAACTAATAATGTTGATACTATCCAAGAAAAGATAGGATTTAATTTACCATTTACTTTAGAAAATGAAAATCAAACTATAACAACTTTTGATGCAATAAAAACAAATTTAAAAAATTTAATTTCAACACAAAAGGGTGAGCGGTTATTTCAACCTAATTTAGGTATCGATTTAAAAAAACATTTATTTGACCCAATTTCTTCCGAAAATTTAATAAGTTTACAAGAAGATATAGCTGAACAGATTCAAGTTTGGTTACCATTTATAGAAGTGAATGATATCCAAGTAAATTTGAAAGAAGATGAAAACACAATTAATTTTATAATTAATTTCAGTTTAAAATCTGATACAACTAAAACAGATTCAGTACAAATAAATGTCAATACGGGAGCTACATACTAATGGCAACATATTCTAATTTTAATGATAAAAATGTCTATGGGCAATCAGTTACAAATTATACAAGTAGAGATTTTGCTTCTATAAAACAAAGTTTAATTACGCATGTAAAATCATATTTTCCTCAAGTATATAAAGATTTTAATGAAACATCACCAGGTATGATGTTAATAGAAATGTCTGCTTATGTTGGAGATGTATTAAATTATTATATTGATGATTCTTTTAAAGAACTTATGTTACCATTATCTGAGGATAGAAGAAACATAATTAATCTTTCTAAAATGACTGGATATAAAGCACGACCTATAGTTCCTAGTTTTACTGATTTAACTTTTACTTTAACGGTTGATGCAGATACTTCATCTCTTACTAACATACGACCTAATGAGAGTCAAAAACTTGTAATACAAAAGGGTACTCAAGTAACAGCAGAATCTAATTCAGAAATAGTTTTTGAGACACTTGACCCTATTGATTTTACTACAGACCTAGGTGAAGGGGACTTTGTATTTGGTGATGTAGATTCAACAACTGGTCTTATATCTTCTTTTAAAGCTACACGAGTTGTTAGAGCTGTTTCTGGAGAAACAAAATCTGTTACTTATGAAATTGGGGCAGCAGAACAATTTAAAAGAATAACTTTACCTGGAAATAATATAATAGAGGTGTTAGATGTTACAGACTCTAATGGTAATACATGGTACGAGGTTGATTATTTAGCACAAGAAAATGTTGCAATAAGTAAATACTTTACTGAGACTGGTAGAGATAGTGGATTGGAAACTAGTGATGATGGGTCTACAAATGTACCATCAAGTTTAAGTTTTGTAAGAAGTACGAAAAGATTCATCACAGAAACAAATGACGATAATTCAACATCAATGATATTTGGTAATGGTGTTTTAAAAAATGGTGAACGATTTGAAACTACTTTTTTAAATTTGGAACAAGAAGGTGTAAATTTACCTACTACTAAATTCTCTCCTAGACCATTAGATGCTAAATCTGGTCAATACTATGAATCATTGGGAGAGGCTCCTCAGAATATAAGTTTAACAATAAATTATAGAGCTGGAGGAGGCCTAAATAGTAATTTACCCGTCGGTGATTTAACTGCTATAAGTAGTATCACTACAATACCAGCTGGAGAATCTGTTGCTAATCTTTCTGTAAATAATGAGGTTCCAGCTACTGGAGGTAAAGAAGGAGACTTTACTGAAGAGATAAGACAAGGAGCTCTTTCTAATTATAGCACACAACAGAGATGTGTGACTAAAGAGGACTTTGAAGCGAGAGTAATTACACTACCACCGAAATTTGGTAGTGTTGCAAAAGTTTTTTGTTCATCTGGTGGTACTTTAGAGACTTATGACAATACTAGCAATATCGAACACATACAAACAATTATCAAAAGAGTTCTCACTCAAATTTTAAACGGAGCGGAGTCTATACCAATAACAGAACTATCTGCAATAAATCTACTTGATGGAGAATTAGTTTCCGTATTATCTGCAGATGGAGAAAACATAACTAAATTAGATACTGAGAATGCAATGAGTGTCGTTGAAAGTCTCAAACAATTTGCGTCAAATACTTCTTTTAATCCGACCGTAGATATATTTGTTCTGTCTTATGATGTGAATGGTAAATTAATACATTCACCTGAACTTATAAAAAGAAATATAAAAAATTACTTAAAAGAATTTAGACTCGTTACAGATAAAATAAGAATTTTAAATGGTTATGTTATAAATTTTGGTATATTATTTGATGTTATGAAATTCCCAGGTTTTGATTCTTCAGTAATTAAAAATAAATGTATAGAAGCTGTCAAAAAACTTTATACTACTTCAAATATGCAGTTCAAACAAACATTGTATACTGCAGATGTAATAAATGTATTGAATACTATAGAAGGTGTTAAAGCAGTCAATGATGTAATATTTACACAAGATAAAAATTTTACTACTGATGAAACAATTTTTAATAATCCATTATATAGTAAGTCTATAAATGAAGATGGAGATATAATTAAAACGAATGAATTAGGTTATGGTCATTTATATGATTTCAGTCAATTTTTTCAATTGTATAGTCCAGAGGGAAGAGGAGTAGTTTTATCTTCAATGGACCCAGCAGTATTTGAGATTAAAAATCTAGATACTGATATAAGAGGAGTAATTAAATAATGCATTACTTTATTTTTCCATCACAAGACACTTGGATTTCAAGTGGTTCAAACCCTATTAATGGGGAAACATTTACTGACCAAAATTTTGGAGCAGACCAAATACTTGAAGTAAAAAAACATTTTTTTAATTTAAGTTATGAACATCAGACGCGTGCTTTAGTTAACTTTAATGGGACTAGTTTTAATACATTGTCTTCTTCGATAGTTGATGGTACCATACCTAGTGATGCTAAATATTTTTTAAAAATGTATGAGGCTCAAGGCAACTCTGATTTATCAACTGAGTATAAATTAGCTATACAACCAATATCTCAATCTTGGACAGAAGGAGTAGGAAGAATTACAGATACTCCTAAAACGACTGCGGGTTGTAGTTTTAAAAATAAAGATTTTCCAGCTGGTGGTGCTGAAGTAGAGTGGGGTACTGCAGGAGGTAGTGTGACAAGAATATCTAATTCATCTGTTCAATCTTTTTCAAATGAATCACCTGATATTAATGTTGAGGTGACTGATATGGTAAATATGTGGTTGGATAATTCTATTGATAATTACGGGATGCTAATTAGGTTTAGTGGAAGTCAAGAAACAGATTCAACTACTACAGGTATATTGAAATTCTTTTCTAAAAATTCTTCAACTATTTATGCTCCTAGACTTGAAGCAAGATGGGATGGTCATTTGCCTTGTACAGGTTCAAATACAGGTTCATTAACCGAAATTGATGTTTCAGGTAATTCTGACAATCTTATTTATACAATTGGATTGAGAGACAAATACAAAGAAACGGAAGTTCCTAAATTTAGAATTGGAGCAAGAAAACAATATGTTCAAAAAACTTTTACTGATTCATATCAAACAACTTCTGGTTCTTTTATTCCTGAAGGTAGTGGTTCATATGCAGTTCAGGATGTTGCAACTGGTCAGATGGTCATAGACTTTTCTTCAAATACACTCCTGTCTTGTGATACAAAAAGTAATTATTTTATAGAATATATGAATGGGTTATATCCAGATAGAACTTATAAAATATTAATAAAGGTTACATACGATGATACACAAGAACAAATATTTGATAATGATTTTGAATTTAAAGTCGTGAGGTAAATATGGCCAATCAATATAAAAATTTAAGTAATTTCAAAGCATATAAAGCAAGAATTTTTGAATATTTATCTGCAGAAATTATAAAACTACCAGAATTTTTTAAATACCAATCATTGTTAACTGGACAGNCTAGCTCTACTCAAACTATGGCACAAGGAGGTATAGCTCAGCAGACTATACGAAACGGCCAGGTAGTAAAAAATAGAAACATAGCAGAAACAATATTATCGTTTGATAATGCAGCATCCCAACATAAAGAGGATGATGATATTATAACACGGATTGCGGTAGCCTTACAAAACAATGAACCTAATAATATAAATCTCAATGTCGGGCTGTACATTTGGCCTGGGTATGGAGAACTTGCAGGTCCGTATTTTAGCACTAACAAAGAATTATATATTTCAGAAGCAAAACAATTAGTCGAAGGAATGATTGGACAGATTGCTTATTTACCATTTATTAGAATCTTAAACTCTACCGATATTTTATTATCTCCAGATAGTATACAACCAATGTATGATACATTAGCAGTTTCAAACACTTCTGAAGAAAATTTCCCAACATATTCAGTATTTAAATCTTTAATTGAAACAAAAGGTTTTGACCTTACTGAAGGATATAATATTGCAGATAATACATCACAATTTTTACCTGTAGGTGCTAAAAAAAGAAATATTTCAAAAAAAATATTAAGAGATACTAGTGAAACGGCCATTAATGAATTACTACCAACTACAAGTGAATATAAAATTGACCAATTTTTTAAGTCGTGGCAAAAAATACAAAGTATAGTACCACTTGGTAAGGAATATATTGTAGGTGGTACTTATATAAATAACGGTGATTTTAGTGGAGGTGTTGGTCCTGGAATCTTAACACATATATGGGACACTATTCCAAATGAAGATTTACTTACCTTGCTAGAAAATGAAGAAAGCAATGTAGTTAACTATCCAGATATAGGGTCANATAGTGGCCAACAACAGATTTGGGACGCTTACAACAACTTTATGGAT